TGGTTTGAGCTTCAATTGTGTACTGGCAAGTACCGCTTGGGAAGTTAACTGAAAACGCAGTGGTAGTTGCACCATCAGGTACTGCTGGCATGTAGGCTTGGAATTTGTACACTTGATTGGCCAATGCAGTAAACGTTAGAATTCCAATATTTGCCATACTTGCAGAGCTAATAACAGTATCCGTGCTCTGCCATACTATATTCTCAACACCAATACCGGTACCAAACATGTTGCCTGATACATTGGCATTTGATACCCTTAATTCAGTACCAAGAAGATTCCCAGTTGCGCTTACGTATCCTTGTGTTAACAAGTTTCCGCCTGCGTATACGTTACCAGTAGCTGATATTAAGCCGTTTGAGTTTACGTTGCCGCCAGTAACGTTACCAGTAGTGGATACCCCGCCTGAACCAGCAGAAATAGCACTAATACTGATAATATTGCCGCCGGTGATGTTACCAGTTACTGATGCTATACCACTTATTGCTACGTTTCCACCAGCAATGTTACCAGTTGCTGAAACGTTTCCGGTTGCGCTGACTGCGCCACCTGTGATAATATTGCCACCAGTTACGTTACCACTTGCATAGACTGTTCCATCAATGGCAAGATTGTGGGCTGGAGCAACATTGCCTCCCATGCCAATAAATCCATTAACACCAGTGATTGCAATTGCGGTACTCAGACTTGCTGAGTTTGCATATTGAATTAAAATGTTAGCATTTCCGCTAGAGTCAGCATATACTGCTTTGATAGCCGCAGTTGTTCTTGCTCCTGCGCCAGTAGCATCGCTTGTGACCCATTCAATTGCGCCAATGTTTGCGCCAAGAGTGGTAACGGCTGTGTTTGAATCAGAGAATCTAATTACTGGACTTGATGTTGCTGTGGAAATTCTAGTTAGAAAAATATTACCCGGGGTGTTGATGTTTGCCCCTGTGATGTTGCCGCCTGCACTTACTGTTCCTGCTGTGGCCAAGTTGCCGCCAGTGATTGTGCCGTTAGCAGTGTATGTACCGGTCACAATTAGCCCAGTAGGAGTAAACACTGCCACGTTTGATGCTCCGCCAACTGTGATGTTTGCATTACCACTAGCTGTTTGAATTTCAATACTGGTTGTACCGTTAAACAGCTTGTCACCTGAAATATTGCCCGAAAGTGTGGCGTTACCGGTAACTGTTAAGTTACCAGTCATGTTAACTGTAGCAGCATCGATAGTTACAATATCGTTTGCGCTAAGTGTTTGAATAGTTAAATTACCGCTGACACGCTTATAGGTGGACATTTAGAGTTCCTTTGTGTTATTTATGCGGTTTAAAAAGTCTGCCATGGGCATGTTTACAAGATTTGGGACATTTTGTAACTCACCAATTTCCGCAGTAGTGTCTCCCTTGACCCTGAAAAAGCTAGTTTTAGGAAAATCTTTCATGACTTGTTTGAGTTGCCTGACCCAATTTCCAGTGTATGTGGGGTTTGATGAGCTTTTTTTATAGAATTCAGTATCAGCATATATGTTGTTGAATTTACCAACACGGGTAGGTCCCATGTCAAACCCCACTAGATATATCACTCGATGATTGTCTAGTGCTGCTTGACCAACAGCAATTGGTCCCGAACTAAACCCAAAATACTGTTGCGATATGCGTCTTGCCCCAGTATCGCTAAGTGGCTTGCGAGTGTAGTGGATGTTATCTTTGCTGTATCCAGTTTGCTGAATATGTGTGCTGATGGGTGCATCTGTGCTGATCAGCACATGAGGCTTAAACTCTCGATACAATGCATTGCACCCGTAAACTGTTCCCAACTGGTATATTGTGTTTAAGTCAACACTTTGCCGGCTAACGCCATTACCTAATACAAAAGCTACATTCATAAAAAATCCTCCTAGTAGTTATCTAGGAGGATCCAGGGGTTAAATCAATTAAGAAGTAACGTTTTGTACCAATGCCACGTTGATAGTGGTTTGTGCAGTACCAGACTTGATAACCGTGCCTTCATCAGTAAAGAAGTTGGCCACTTGACGTGTGTCAGCAACAACAGATGTGGCTGCGTAATCAGATCCACCTTCCCAGCCCAACAAGAACTTGTTGGTCAACTTGGAAATAAACACTTCTGACGAAGTATCATCAATATAGCTGATACTCATAAACCCAGCTGTGGGTGTTGCAGAGTCTTGTAGAACGCAAACACCAACCAAGTTAGCGGTACCTGTGCCTGCACCAACTGCTGAGCAAGTAAAGATTGTTCCTACACCATAGTTGCTAGGGGCGCCACATGCTACCCAATCAGTGGTGCCCACTGCGGTAATCATGTAAGCAAGTCCAACCACCATGTCTTCGTCGGCAATGCTGGTAACATCACCAACTAGATACTTGTGAGAACCTTTTTGACGGATGATATAACCTTGCGCAACACCGGCACTACTAGTAATGTTAACAGTGACGTCAACACGTGGGTTAGTTCCACTTGGAGTATCAGTTGGACCAGCGCCGCCAACAACACCAAGATATTGAGTGCCGTTTAGAGTTTGAACAGGACTGTTGAACACAGGGTTTGTTAAACTATCAAAGTTAGGATAGCCAAGATCCACACCAACGGCTGCGCCGCCGTTGCCTGATCCAGTGCTTGATTTTTGTATTTTTAGAGGACGACCCATTTTGTTTTCTCCTTAAAGAAGTCCGATGCGAGTTCTAGTCGCTACGCTGTGGGTATTAATCTCAGCATAAAACACCCGATTGTGTTGACAAGTATTTATGGAAAATGTAAAATACGAAGCCGCAGTAGCGTAAATATCCCTATGAATACTAATGAGCTTATTGAACAAGGCAACCAGCATCGGGAAAATACCGAGCCCGAAAAAGCATTGCAGTGCTACGCACTAGCGTTTGTACAAGATCCTACTTCTGCTGCGGCATTTAACAACTACGGAAATGTCATGCGTGAATGTGGTTTTCCGCAACGTGCTGTTCCATTTTTGCAACATGCGGCTATACTTGACCCAAGCAACATCACTGCTAAATTTAACCTAGCAGTTAGCCACTTGCTTATGGGTAACTATCAACAAGGCTGGCCAGCATACGAAAGTCGCTGGGAATACGAACACTTGGCAGGGACTGAACCAAAATTTTCACAGCCAAAATGGCGTGGTGAGGATGTTGCTGGCAAGACTATTCTGGTAGTTGGCGAGCAAGGACACGGTGATAATATCCAATTTGTTAGATTTATATACAACTTGCATGCAAAGGGTGCAAAAGTAAAATTACAAGTTACAGATGGGCTTGTTCCAATGTTGGCTCGTAGTAATATTATTGAATGGGTTGGCGGCTACAACGATGATCCTGGAACGTTTGATACCTGGGTACCTATCATGAGTATTCCGGGAATTTTGGGTGTTACTGTAGATAACTTGCCTAAAATACAAAGCTACATGAATTCAGATCCTGAACTAGTTAAAGAATGGCAACAACGACTGGGCTTGAAACATCGCATGCGTGTTGGCATCAGTTGGAGTGGGCGCAGGGATTCCTGGATTAACCGACACAAGAGTGTACCGTTTCCTGTTATACTAGAAATGGTTCGAGCAAACCCTCAGTATGAATGGATTAACTTGCAAATTGATGCTACCGAAGATGAGGAACTAGCGTTAGCTGATGCTGGTGTTACTCGTTATCCAGGTAGTATTAGAAGTTTTGCAGATACTGCTGCACTTATGCAACATCTTGATGTTATAATTTCTGTTGACACCGCTATTTCACATCTCGCTGGTGCGTTGGGAAGACCAACATGGATTATGCTTAATCAGTATGCGCTTGATTGGCGCTGGCTGCTAGACAGAGATAGCTCGCCATGGTATTCTAATGCTAGATTGTTTAGACAACCCACTCGTGGAGATTGGGCAAGTGTAACTAAAAAAATTGCTCAATATCTATCTTGGTTTAAGATTTAACCAAAAGTGCTTTAAAATCTTTTTTCCAAGGCACATTAAATATATGCATACCATTAGCTATTACTCTTCCTGCTGGAAGAACTGGAGTAATTTCAGATAATTTTGTCCAATGTACGCCTGGGCGGTGATGATGCTCTTGATGTAGCCCCGAATTAAAACAAAAAATATTATACCACTTGTTATAAATTCCCACCGAATCTTGTGTGGTGTCACCGCGATGGTGATAGCTGCCATAGTGTTCTCCATAGTGCCAGGCATAATTTAAAAAACAAGCTGCAAAACTGATTACAAATAAAAACCAAAGCCCGTATATAAAGTTTAAAGAAAACAAGAATACAATAAATGTAACAAATGCAAGTTGTTCCCTACGCCAAAGAATATAATTTATCATTGGTAATTTAACACGTTCTGGTTGCCAGATTTGACATAAAACATATTTCCACGGGATTGTCCAAGCAATAACGGCTCTACGGAAACAAAATTTCCAAGCATTTTCAACTTCTCCGTTTATTCCTTTTGCAAATACAGAAATTCCATCTTTAGTGTTTCCGTTAACTGGAGAATCATTTACATACTTGTGATGCACAGAGTGAACAATTCTATACACTTGCGGCGATAACCCTGCTGATGCCGCAAGCAATAGTTCATATACGTTATTAAAAATCTTTTTATCAAATGTTGCCCAATGTGTATGATGATGTAACGATGTGTTTTGCATACTAAGAATTAGCATAACATGAAATGGTGCTATAAACAAATTCCACCAGACATTAAGATCAAGACTAGCCATTACTATAGCTGTTAATAGCACTAGAATTGTTTGACCTATAAGAAATGCATCTTTTTTTGAATGTTTGAATATTGTTTGCATAGAGATATTTAACTAAAATATTTGCGGCTTATGTATTAAACATTACTCTATCTCTAAACTCTTGACTATGAAAGTAAAATTTATTATAGTTAATTCTTTCTATTCTTTCACGGTAATCTAGCAACATAGTGCCGCTGAGTACCCATTGCTCAACAAATTGTGCTATGAGCTTGATTTTTGTTGATAAGTCAAACACATGATCCCATGTATGCCACGGGACTAGATCATCAAACATGTCTAACCCAGTACTTTTGAGATACGCATTAATACCCAACGGTCCTACTATGATTGGTATTTGATTTGCCACAAATGGTTTACAAATTTTTTCACTAAACCAGGGCATATCAAAACTAGTTTCAGTTACTAAATTTACTGCACATGCATGGTACACTGGTCTGTTAACTGAGATATCGCCTACTGCTGTTACAAAATCCAATGTTTCGTTGGGAATCAGCATTGGTAACAAATTCCGATTGTTAATAAAATACTGCCTATCATCTGTATTCAAGTATGGAAAATCAAATTCCCAATTCACACCTTGCACTTGAAATACAAAGCTAAAATCACAATGTGAAAATAATTGTCTCTTGCAAAACTCGTTAAACAATAACACTCTATGAAGCCTAGGTTGTCTGTTCAAACTCATTAGAGGACGAGTTTTGTTAGTGCCCGCATCATATGCGTCTGCTCCTGCCCACCCTTCATATCTT